TGTATATGTTACATTTGATGAATCAAGATTACTTTCATCTTGTACGATAAGATCCTCCTCGTCAGTGTCCTCAGTAACACTACCATCCGTGTCATCTGTCTCATCCGCGTCATCTGTCTCTTCTGTGTCATCTGGTTCAGTACCTAGATCATCTCCATCTCCATCTTCATTTAACGTATCACCATCCTCCTCGGTATCCTCATCCTCATCTTCTGCGTAAGTAACATCCACGTCAACTAAAATGTTATCTTCATCATCTTCATCACTATCAATATCGTAATCATCCCAATCCCACTCTGGGTCAATAGGATCACCAGGACCCTCAGGATCTTCAGCAACTAAATCAAAATCAACATCAGACTCATCTACATAAATCTCAGCAAATCCATCTATATCAACGTTTATGGTTACGTTTTCAGCTGGCATTTGCCAACCCTCGTGGAGCTTTACTACTACTTTTATTTTGTTACCTATACCGGGGTTTTGAGCAAAAACATACCCATCGGCTACGACTGCGGTGGCAATTTGAGAATCATAAAGCTCGTTATCCTCAGTTATACCTTGCTGAGCTAGCTCGTACTCCATTTGTTCTTCAAAAGATAAGTAAGGGGTGTCTTGGAATGACACACTTTTTATAGCTGTCACACCATTAATCTCTGGAAAAACAGGCATTATAGGATTTTCACCAACTGGAGTACCATCACTCCACTCTTGATATAGAAAATAATCTGGTGCCTGTGGTGTTCCATAAGCATATGGAGTAGCACCTTGATAAGAAAAGTTTTCGGCACTAACAGTATAACCAGCACGAGCGTGTATCCACAGCACGTATTCTGTTTGAAGTTGAAAGTCCTCATCTGTACTAGAACCAAAGCTGCCATCAGCAGCAATAGTTATAGTTGGTGAATAATTGCCATACGTACCCATACCCACTGCTGGATCCTCAACCGATGTTACATAATAATTTAATTCTGCCATTTTTTTAATTTAGTTGTTATAACCATCCCAATCAGCATTATCCGCTGGATCGTCTTGAACTATAAGACTGTAACCAGCTTGACCGACGTTAGAAAGATCCATATATGTTGGTATACCCAATCCTTGTACTGTTGAATTTCCTATATCTATATTAGATAAAGTTGTTTGACCACCTTTAATATAATTGAACCACTTGTTTTCTTTTTCAATAAATGTGTCTATTTTTAATTCACTTTTTTCTAAATCAGTTTTAAAGCTACTAACATACCAACCATCTTTTGATTGTAGATTATAGTACTCTCCGTCACTAAGGTTTGTTATGCTATTACCAGCGGCATCTTGTTTGGAAGTTAACCCAGTAGCATAATCCACGTTAGTATGCTGCTGAATCCTAGCTTGTGAACCCTCGTAATTTATGGTTTTAAAAGACTTAACTATACTAGGCATATCATTGAACATTACTTTTATTTTAGACGGACTAAAAGTGCCGTAAAAGGTATTTCTATTATTAATCTCACCATTATTATCAAATGTATCATTATAGTGTTCATAAATTTTATTAGCATTGGTAGTCATATATTTACCGCTAACCGATAAACCTTCGTCAAAGTTAAATGTTTTAAAACTAACCCAACCCTTTGATGCTTCGTTAAACGAAACCACATCATCCGTACCACTACTCTCCCATTCATTGGATACGATTGAGTCTGTGTTTTGAATAACACGTAAATTATATTCTCCGTTAACGGAATCAAAATTACCAATAAGCTTGTTAGCATTTCTTAAATTGTCTCTAAACCAAGATTTCATACCAACGTCTGATATAGGTGTTAAACCATCCATAGACAACCTAAGAACAGCTCCTCTTTGTTTGTCCGTAAAATATAATCTATATTGATCCCAAGCTAATGATTCTGGATTTTTAGATATACCATAATCTCCAATGAAAGGTACAGCTGTTCCAAGTACTTTATCTGAAGCTGTTAATTGAGGGTTACCATCGGCATTAAACAACGCGTCTTTATTTGCTAAAACTTTCAACACTTTGTCTTCTGTAAATACAACAATATCAGAATCTCTTGTTTTTAAAGCCTGTATCGAACCATAAGTAGGATTTAAGTCCTTAGTGATCTTCTGCGACATATTAAACTCGTTCAGATTATTGACGCCTGAATTAGAGTTATATAAACCTGAATATATTAAACCACTACTTCTATTTTCTTCACCGTAATCTAAAAAGGTGGTAGAAGCCTTAACGCCATTGTCTATTGTAGGAGCATTAAAATCATCTTGTATTCTATTTGACTCTACTCCGTTACCAAAAGAATAACAATTAAACCAAGGTAATTGAACTTTTTCTTCCCAAACATTAGGTTTTATACTATACCAACCTGTTACTTCCCTAAACAACGCTACAGCTGTACTTTGTCCACCAACACCCAATAATATTGCTTTATTAAAGAAAACATTACTACCTTCAACTGACGTCACAAATGTTCCAGGAGCTGTAGAATTCATAGCGCTAAATAAGTTACCACTTGTATCCGACCCATTAAGAGACACCACTTTAACTTCGTACACCGAACCTGCTGCACTTAGTGCCGCTAAATTAGCAGCTAACTCATCTGCAGTAATAGATCCACCACCATCACTTAGTACTATATAGTTATTAGGACTACCAAGATCTTCTGTTACTTCTATACTACAAGGATTAGAAAACCTATTACTTAGATTTGTTGAGAATACAGGATATTGATTCGTAAATGGATTCGTAAGTGATGTTTCATCAACAGTAACGTGATCATCTACAATACCTCTAGTTATTAAACCATTAGCGTGTTCAAATGTAAGTTTATCAGAAATAGCTCCTGATTTAAATGCACCACCATTGTCTTCAACCTTAACGCTATTGTTAACAGTTCTTTTCACAAAAGCACCGAGCATGTTTATGTTTTCTATTATATCATTGCCATTCGTGTATTGTCTAGGTTCCATTTTAACTACAGCTGCTACACTATTTTTTTCTTCAGAAGGAGCAAACATTTCCATGTTATCATCATTTAGCCTGATTGGTACAGCGCTTGAAGCTTCGTAGTATATATCTAAATCTGTTTCTTTTTTCTTTGGTTCAGTTTCCCAACAACCAGAGTCAGTAAAAACAGCTTCAGTACCAAGTTCTTCTGTTGGAGTTTTAGATAAAATCTCTATGTTCATGGTGTTGGTACCATTCATTCTAAGCATTCCTCTAGGATCCCAATCAGTAGGGTCTATACCTGTACCACCAGCTGAATTAAGTCCGTAAGGATTTGTACCATCAAAAAAACCTTGAACTTGTGCGTCTGTTAGTCCAGCTGGAGCAGCGGTTACGTCATCTATTAATCTAAATCTACATACAAATGAAGATCTATATTGATTGTCATCATCACCATCCCCACTAGGCTGCCAGTTTACAACCATATCGTCTGCTGGGTTCGACTCTCCAATTGTATTTGTTACGTTAACACCAGCACTACTAATATTCTTTGTTAACATTTCCACACCTATCGTGACGTATATTTTTTCATTAGGATCGTCTTCAAATCTAAAATAAGTTCCTTGTTGTTGCATTAATGCTTTAAATGTGCTTCCAGCCCATGGATCTATAGTTGGAGACGTCTTTAACATTGAAAATGTACATTGAACAAACGTCATATTTGGCAAGTTGTTATCCCAACTTGGAGATTGTCCAGCAGTAGTTAACCATGAATCATTAGTAGTTCCTACTATATAATCTGTGTTATATGGACTCATCATACCAGTATGGGGATTTTGATAATCTGCATCATTGTTTTGGAAAACGTTTGTAAATTCTAATTGAGTTTTATATGCTCTAGCGTGGTCTATAAATATAGGGGTAGGTGAACTCCACGTTCCGTAGTCAACACCACCTTGATTCTCCCAATATTCTACCCACTTGTCCCAAAATGTTCTAGTTCTATGGGCATCAACCCCAAAACTACCTTGATTAACACCATGCATCACTGAGTCACCAGGCATATCAGCTGGTATATATTGCTGCATGTTAGGATCGTCTGAAGTTGTATACTGACCGTTCCAAAGATAAAGTGGGTAACCATCCTGTCCCCAGTTGTTCCCATTATTAAGTCCATAGGCATATCCAGTACCAGCACCACTGTTCCACAACCAAATAGCAGGTTTCATCAAACCAAAATTAGTAACTGGGTTTCCATATAGATCTTCACTTGGATCAAATTCATCACCTATACTATATATCCAGTTATAAGATTGATTTGCTCTTACTGTTAAATCGTTGTCAGTGAATTCTCCTAAATATGGACCAACCGTGCCAGATCCATTCCAACCATTATTATTATTTCCATGTCCCACGTCATTTGTTATATAACCTTTTCCAGAGTTATAAGCATTACTAGTAAAGCGAATACCATTACCAGTTGACGTTTCGTTGTTTGGATTATTGTAGCTTGCATATCCCCAGTGTAATTTTTTATTTAAATGAGCCTGAGGCATAACACTAAAAATACCGCCCACATCCGCATCCTGTTGTTCCCATGTTGATAAAGTACCAGAACCATAAGGATTATAAACAGGATCTGGGTTCGTAAGGGATGTTGCTGGATGCTGTGCAAAAGGCGCTATCATAGCTATAGGAAAGTTACCAGCAGGAAACCAATCTTGATTACCCTCTTGAAGAACTTCATTTGCTAAGCCTATATCTTTTTCTACTTTAACAAAAAATCTACCGTCAAATTCAGGTTTGTTTTCCACGACGTCATCTCGCATTTCAACAAAATACCTAATTTCTCTAGCATTGTAGTTGTCATCTTCTCCATCGTGATGACCACCTAAAGCAGTAAAGTCTGAAAAAGGTATATCGTAATTAAGAAACCAAGCGTGAGCGTTAACCTCAGCCATTGTAAAGGGTTCTTTTAATTCTGCTCCAGAACTCCAAAGCTGAACCCCTACTCCCCCAATTTCTATTTCTTTTCTAATTAACTTACTTACTGTTTTCCAAGGACTTTTAAAAGTTACAGCAGCCAAAGTACCACCTGAAAAACCATCTGTTGCATTTCCAGTTTGACCCGTTACCGCTTTCGCAATAATACGCAACTTCATGGTTCCTTTAAAATCATCTAATTGAGGTCCTTTTAAACCCCAGTACTCCCATCCTAATTCTATTTGAGAAGTTCCAGCTAAACCAGACGGAGCACCATCAGTTGTAGCATAATTACTCTGTGCATAAAATATTGTTTGATCTACACCTCCCATTTCACCGTAAACAACATTATTGGGTATATAAATAGCTCTACCCATTATTCTACGATCTGTTTTTATATAGTCTGGTGCTTTATCTTCTATGGCGATAATTTTATATCTAGCCTTTGATGGAACTGGTATTTGACTACCATGTTGATTTTTTAGTACTAAGTAGGTTTCTTCATCAACCTTACTTCTATCTACTGACGGAAATGATAACCAAATATTTTCATCTTCAGCATCATACCATCTATCCATCACTAGATTATAATATTCATTAGATGTTTCTTTAACATAATACTTTACGTAATCAATCCAATCTGGAGGGATTTGATTCTCCCACTCTTGCTGAACAACAAAATGATTTGCTTTATGAGCCGATGATTTAGGTGCAACAACATCTCCTGTTGTCACCTCTCCACTCTCATTATAACTATATCCAGATGAAAATACAGGTGTTTCTCTACCATATTTATCACCAAATACCATTCCAAACTTATAACTTCTAAGAGATTTTATGGATTTCTCTGGTGTACCTACTGATGTAATATCTTCTTGTGTTAACCATTGTCTTAGTCCTACACTTTTTGTTATTGGGTATCCTTGTGTGTAATTACCATATGTTAATCTATTACCAACTATTTCTTGAGCTTTAGCATTTCTAGGAACGTTATCCCAAGATCTTAATAGCTGTTTTTGCTCAACAGCTTTATGTATCATTTCTGACGTTAAAGTTAACTCACCTGTGTTTGAGTTAACCGTTGGATCATCTGTGAAATCTTCCCATTCTGAATCTATTTCTCTTGTTATAGTTTTTATAACATAAACACTAGGAGATGATGTTGTTTTAAAAAGTATATCTACAGCCTTTACATCTGCTGGTCTAACCGTATCATCTGGTATGAAATCTTTTATTATAACCTGTCTAACATTATTAACCATTCCCATGTTATAACCTTTACTAGGTGTGTACATGAATCTTCCTGGTTTAAAAGCTAACTCTGACCAAGGAGAAAAAGATGAATATTCGTTGTCTTCATACTTATATCTATAAGCAAATCTACCAAGCTTTAATTCAAATAGAGGTTTTACTTGTTCTAAATCTACTCTCCACACAACATTGTCATTAGATAAGTCATTATCCACAGTTGTTAATTCAAGCGTTATAATTAAGTTTCCATTTTCCGTGTATGGTTGCTCAATAATAATACCTTTATTAACTATAGTATTGTCAGCATTTTCAGTATTAGTAAAAATTATAATATCATTTATTCTATAGTCAGGCGCACCATTTAAGGTTATTATTCTAGTGTTACCAACTACTGGGGTGTTGGGAGTGAAATCATCAGAAACAAAATTATAATTAATATTAGTTGTTATTATGGTAGTACCCCTAGAGTTTTCGTTTAAAGTAAGCGAAGGCGCTTTTTTGGGAGGTTTTTTAATTACAGTTATATGCTCTTTTTTTAAGTAACTATCTGGTAAAACTTCAATTTGACTTATATCAACGTAGGTATCAGGAGATCCATCAGCTGGATTAGTAACACGTAATTTGGTGTGTTTATCAAAAGCTGTTGTACCGTCTTTACATCTATCTATATTTATTTTTTTAGGTTCAGTAATACCGTCAGTCCAAAACAATAGATTATCTATAATGTTTATACCTGTTATTTTTTTATCTAAATCAAACTCAAGTATTTTTTCTCCTTCAAAATGAACAACAGCACAAGCAGTATTAGTGCTATCAGTGACCGTGCCAAGAGTGTATTCCTGACTTGTAGCTAAATGTATTTCTTTTCTTGAATCGGTGTTTATAATTTTAACTATTTTAACACCATCTGTACCATCACTTTCTTTAACCAAATGTACTCCAGCATCAGTCATGGCATAAAATCTCATACCAACTCTATACTTTGATACATCCCAAAGATCAGTACCCCAAAAAGTCTCCCACTCAGCATCATCAACACTTCCACCTATTTTTACGTAAGGAGCCATTACAGCTAAGTCATTTAAAAACCCATTATATGTATTAAATATATCATGAACATCAACAACAATAGGTGCTGTTTGACCTGACACAACATCTTGTTCGATTATGCTATCTATAAATATCTTTTCTCTACTTTGTCCTTCCTCCCAAAGACTATCATCTAATATATCTAACCAAGGATCTGGCTTTGGACTAGCCATAAAAAAGTAAGCCTTATCTGATTTCTCATTAGCCACAGATCCAACACACGTGGTATAACCACCATTTTCATAATTAGATGTAGAATATGATGTTTGATAGTGCGACGCACCTACCTCTATGTTTCCCTGGAGATTTTGAATAACACCAGAGTCACTACCATCGGTAGTTCTAACCTGTATATTTTCCGCATGTCTGTATTCGCCGTTTGGAACAAGTCTTTCATCTACATCTTTGTTCATTTTACCAGCGGTAAACGTGTGTTTGATCTCTGCCATGTAAATTATTTTATTGGTTTACTTAATCCTTTTAATATTTGAGTAAACTCTTCCATTTTTATATTAGATAATCTAATTTTTGCTTTTCTAGTTTCTGCGAACTTTTCTTTTTTATACCTAAGCACTGCATATTCTGGTATATTTATTCTAGTTGAAAGTATACCGTATGATATCCATTTATATATCGCTTCCTCGCAAAACTTGTGTACCACCATCTCTGCGTCAGTACCTAAACCGTCGCTAATGTATTTTAATATTATTGTTTCTCCAGCTAATGATGAACCAAAGTGTATTATGCCTCTCAAGTAATCAATATAAAATGTGCCATTAGATTGAGAGTGTTGAGGATCTAAACCATATCTTCTTCCTCTTTGATCTATATCGATATCAGTAGAATCATCAGAGTATGAAGTTGTTTCTGTTTGATCTTGGTAATTATCCCAAGTATCACTAGGTGTTTGTTCTGTTAGATTATTTCCAGTATATTGATAACTACCAACACCACTTTGTGTTATAGCAAATGGGTTAGAAGTTTTACCCGTTGGGTACAAAACTCTTTCTATACCATTAGAATCACTTCTAACTATTTTAACATAATTAACATAATCCTGTGGTAGAATCATAGTTAAACTAGGAGGTACTTCTATTTCTTGAGACTTTATTGAACGAAAGACATCATACGATAATTCTTGAATAGCACGCATGGCGTGAAATTGAACGTCAGTTCTGTTTACTTTTGATATTAACTTCCCCTCTCCAACATACGCTATCATAAATGCTGATATGATATTATCTAGTGTTACAAATTGATAATCTCCAAAGTATCCACTATCTCCACCGTAGTACGCATTTTGAGTTGCTTCTAGTAATCCCATAATTAATCGTTTTGTTCTTGTTTAGTACTTGATTTATCAACAATAGCAGCTTGTTGTAATTGAGGTTTTTGTATTGTAATTCCAGTTAATTCTAATATTCTTATAACTAACGACTCCTCTTCAGATGGGTGTAAATCAAAATTAACACTAGTATTAGAATTATACAAAGCTTTTCCATTAACAATAACATATCCCCAATACGGATCTATTGGTTTTCTATAATAATCAAAAACAACAGTAGAACCAAAAGTTGTGAATCCAGTCCACTCTGGTACATAATCTAAAGTTTCTTTAGCGCTTTGGTCTATACCACCAGTTATTTTACCAACATCACTAATAGTAGCATCATCTAAACTTGCTAATGACCATAGAGTTGAGCTAGCAAAATCATCATCATCTGCTGCGAGACCGTTATCGTAATACCATGACCTCATTTCAACCGCGGGATGTAGTTCTAGATATGATCCACCACCACCTCCAAAATTTACCATTAAGTGGCCAGTATCATAAAGAACTCCAACTGGTCTTTTTATATTGGGTTTAGTCAAATGATTTCCATTCATTAGTTTTAGCTCTGATCTACTAACTTGTTTTATTTCAACCTCATCTATCTGGTTTGCGGTATTAATTGTCCAAGGGTCTTCATATAATCTATCTCCAACACCTTTTAAATATATAGAAGCTATTTTGTAGCAATCAGCAGGTATATATGCTATTGTTTTATTAATATTCCCCCACGTTTCAAAAACAGTACTAGTTTCTTGCGTTCTATTTAACCACCCTAACTTCTCTTTAAGCATTTCCATTTCATCAAAACCTTCTGTTTGATTCTTTAAAGGCTTTTGATAACCGGTTTTCATGTTGTGAAAATAGTTATTAAATAAGTCTAATTGAGCCTTGTTAGCTAATATATTAAATTCCTGAGGTGTTAAATAACCTCTCTGCTCCTTATTAGCTAGAGTTAAAACCTTTTGATATACCGTATCTATATTTACCATTTCGTTATTTTTTGTGAGTATATTTTACTATATTATAGTTACATAATAAAGCGGAAGGTTAGCCCCTAAATAAAAATAGCCACTCATTTTGGGTGGCTATTAATATTAAGTTAAAAGATATTAATTAAATCTTTTTTCTATATTGGAATATATTTCCATTCCTTCATCAGTTTTAAACCATTGTGCTAAAGCTGAATATGGGTGCTCGTCAAATGGAACAGTCATAATCTTTCTATCTGTTGATCCCCACATAAAATATCGTTGATCACTTGATAATTTTATTATTCCTCCTTCAACAGCTTTTATACCAAAATTCCTAAGTTGAACATTATCATCATTAGCTAATTCTAAGAATAATCTAGGATTATTTCTAGCAAACACTAGTAAATCTCTTTTAAGCTCCTTAGAACTCATGCTAGATACGCTAGATCCTTTTTCTACTCTCATTATAGCTTCAGCCATATCAATATCCATTTGTCTAGCCATTAATATCGCATCAGCCTCCATTTCTAATGTTTCTATTTCTGTTTCAGCTATTACTTCAGGTTTGTGTTCATAGTATATAGTATCTCTATGTGGGTGATACAATGATAAAAGTTTTTGTAATACTGTTTTTTCTTTAGGTACAAATAATACACCGTTCCTAAAAACCACATGTTCTAATCTTTGCTCTCCTTTCATTTCGTCAACAAAAACAGTTCTTTGATTTTGACAGTACTTTATTTCTCTTTCATAACCCTTTTCTTCATCAAACCAAAACAAGTCTGAAGTTTTTATAGAACGAGACAAAGGTTTTCTTTTACTCTTTAAATAATAAGCTCTATCTCTAATTTCCCATTTATCTTTTTGTGCTTTGGGTTCAACCTTTTTTACTTTAGTAGGTTCAACTATCGGTTCTTCTATAACAACCGTTTCTTCAACTACAGGTTCTTCTATAGTTTCTTTTTTCTTTTTTGCCATAATATAATATATAATATAATTAATAAAAATATAAGGGCGATACTAGACCGCCCTTATAAATAAATAGTCTTACTTCATTAACATAAAGTTGTTTGCACCTTGTGTGATTAAACATCTTTCTGATAAGAAGTGTAACTGCATCATGTCTAATGCTGATGTAGCAGCTCCAACAGAACCAGTAACCCAAGTTTTCATTCTTCGATTATCAGTTTGTGACGCTCTATACCTAACGTGTAAGAACGGACGCTTCATGCTTTGACCAACAGTTTGATCATAAACAGAAGACATACCAGCTGGTATCATAACACCTCTAATAGCGTTTGCTCCAGCTACGTCATTGATTCCACCTCTTGTAGCTTTATCATTTAAGTATCTAAAGTCAGATTTGTAGAAGTCATAAGAACCTCTTCGGAATCCTGAGAAACCTAAATTTAATGCCATATCTTCGTCGTTGTCAAATACTCCGTAAGAAGTACCTCCAGCTCCGTAAGAATTCATTGAAGCAAGCATGTCGTCAATGGCTAAGCTAGTTGAACGGTTAACAAACATCATGTATTCTTCAATAGCACCTTGTTTGTCAAACTCAGCTAATATAGCATCAAACTCAGCTAAATCAGTAGCAGCGTTAACA